AAGTGGGCAAGGGCGTCCAAGTTGATTGAGAGAAAGGAGGGCATGCCCTTCGCTAGTCAGGAGGAAGAGGAATGAGTAGAGAAGAGGAATTAATGCGATTTCAACAAAACCAACTTAGCAAGATGGCCGGGGCACTGGCCTACGAGGGGAGAGAGGCACTGGACCAACTGGGTGACGTGGAGTACTACCTGTGGTTCATCGAGGCCTTTGGAACCAAGAGGGACATGGAAAATGCAGAGATAGAAGAGGAGGAAGAGGAGTGAGTGAGATGAGATTGTGCAACACGTGCCTACATGAGTTGGAGCACAGGTACACCAAGAGGGGCAACCTAGTTTGCACTAGGTGCCTCGCTCCCTATGGGGGTGTTGTGAAGTGACACCTGACTACAAGTACTACCTGACTGGTAAACTAAGGGGGCTGGAGAAGGCACGTGAGATAGTCAACAGGAGAGACGTGGACCCTGCGACAATACGGTGGTTGGCAAGAGAGATAGAGGAAGTGAAGAAGAAGATGGAGGAAGAGGAATGAGCAACGAGATAAATGCGATAATGAGAGAGTTGATTGAAAGTCTGGAGTTGGATGATGAAGAGGTGGAGTTCCTAACGAAGGAGAGTACATTTGCAATGAGGTTGAACAGGGTAGCAGTGACGGAGGAGCAAGCGACGCAGACCTTCTCCCGTGAGAGTCTGATGCGTCTCACTGGGATGTTCCACCTATGGATGTTAGGTAGAATCAATGACAGGTGGCGACCAAGTGGATACTCAAAGGACTCAGTGCCTGAGACATTCACTGTATTCAGTATGATGGATTGGAGTGATGATGAATGAGACATGAGTTCTCAGTAGAGGAGATGGACGATGATGGCTTCATACCAATCGGCAACGACAGGTTGGCTGACATCGTCGGTGCGAGTATCAAGTTCCACTTCACAGATGGTAATCTTGAGTGCAAGATTCTATATGCATCATTCAACGGGAGGGGTAATTACTGCCCCCGTAACGGTGCGGTAGAATGCGACGGATGTGCATGTTTGATGACTGACAAGGGTGAGATAATGATGTGCAAGGATAGTAACACATTCCTGAGGAGAACGGAACAAGGAGATGAAATGAATGAATGACACAATGAAGATATGGATGAAAGAACACTTTGCCAACATGGCTGATGGTGCGATATGGATGCCTGAGGGTGCTGGTATCACTTATCAGAAGAGAGACGGTAAGACGCTGTCCCTGATAAGGATGGTCGACTCAGAGGGTTGCCGTGACAATCATAACAGGATTAAGGCAGTTGCTTGGGACTTGGGTTACACAGTGACCGACGAGGACACTGAGATTGTGCCTCAGCCTAGCAATCATATGGAGGCACAGATGCAGGAGTTGGACATGAAGAGAAAGATTGCTCAGGGGTGGGCTGACAAGGACGGAACCAAGTTGGTCGACATGAACTTGGACGCAGTGTACCCTAGATTCGTGGAGGACAAGGAGGTCCTGCTCGACAACGGCGACACGACGTCCGTTGAGATATGGGAGTACTCACTGCTCAATCCCAACACTGGTGACACGCTGTCAATCGACCCTGATGACTACCACCTGCTGATGGGTGATGATAGGTTCATGCAGTATGTGAACGAGTCAGGTGAACTGTTCAGGGCAATGGACAGGGCTGAGATGATACGTGCCATCGACGATGGTGCTCTCGGCACGCTCGTTGGTACCACAGACCCTAACACGGGTGAGAAGGTGCCACCTTGGATGTACGGCACGTACTGTGAAATCATAAGAATCGTGGAAGAAGAGGAGTGAGTATGGCAAACGCATACAGACTGAAGTACTGCATTGTGTGCAAGAGGCAGAGGAACTTAGTCTGGGACCCGAAGAAGGAGCGGTGCTACGACTGCATCATAAAGGAGGGACTTTGATGGATGACATCGTAGCATGGCGCTCCCCCTGCTTAGAGCACAAGTGGAGGGACGGAAAGGGTATGATATTCTTGAGGGGGATAGAGTACTACAAACAACTGTGGGTGGACCTGAGGCTGTTGAACCAGTCTAAGATACCCGGTACGTGGACCAAGCACGGAGTGCGCTTGTCCATAGAGCAGGCGGTGGAACTGCATGATGCACTCCAACAACTGATAGGAGAGATGAAAGATGAGGAAGAACGGAAACAACGAAGAGAGAGCGGCGAGCGTGACACACGCTGAGTATGAGATACTCAGTCATGTCGTATCCGAGATAGACCTTAGCAGGTTACAATCTCGTATGTGTGACGACAAGGTGTCCAAGGACAGGTTCATCAAGGCTGGTGGCAATGTCCTTGAGTTGATTGAGAACATGATGGGGAGACGTAGGCACAAGTTGCCCAAGAGCCACCCTGACTACAAGGAGAAGGGAGCATGATACACTTCCGCATACTGGACGAGACCCTGTGTGGTGCACCATACACTGAGCCGAGCGCGAAGGCCGCCAAGGACGGCAGGCTATGTAACGACTGCATCCAAGTGATGTGGAAGGAGCAATACAGAAGGAACGCCTTGCTGAAAGTGAAAGTGAAAGTGAATGAGGACGACGTCATGGAAGAGCATGATGATAGTGAAGAAAGGGGGTCAAGGTTATATCTGATGGATTTCAAGAAACCTTGACTATTTAAACGAATAGAAGGAGAGAGAACATGGAAATAGAGAGAATGGATTGGACCGATGGGAGCGGGACTGCATTGAAGAAAGCAGGAGCACTCTTGTCTAAGATTGAGAAGAGCATGCATGATGCGGATGAGGACTACTACTCAGACCCGCACATACTGGTTGTCGACATGAAGACAGGAGCATCCATGACCATTGGCACAGAGAAGAAAGAGACAGGAAAAACGAACGGACATGGGTACAGGCGGTGCAAGCAGGTCAGACAGAGAGTGACTGCCAAGTTGCCTACGAAGAAGATAATGAGCAGGTTGCTCAAGATAGCAATCAGGAACTTCGTGCCCAAAGATGCGCCAGACGATGAGTACAGCATCGTCGTGAAGAAGGCGATAGAGGACATAGCGAGGGAGATGGCCGATGAGACAAAGTGGTCATCGAGTGATGAGAAGTATGCGACTGCCATCACAGCGGCTGTGGGTGATATACTTGGTGAGACTTGGACGACAAGAGCAGGTGATACTTGCACTTCCTTTGCGATTGAGGGGGTTGCGACCACTGAGTTCGACTTCAGCAAGTTGTCCAAGCAAGAGGAGGTGGAGCGGAGTGTCACTGATGACATCTGAGGCAAAGCCTAGAACAGGCACTGAGAACTGCATGCACTGCGGTAAGGCATTCACCTTCCCCATCAGGAGGGGAGGTAAGCCACAGTTGTGCTCTCAGGCCTGCAAGGATGCAAACAGGAGACTGAAGAAGAAGCCAAGGAAGAAGGTTGTGAGAGAGCACAAGTGCAGGACCTGTGACAACATGATTGTACAGAGAGGCAAGGGAGGCACTAGGATATACTGCGGTGTGTGCAGAGAAGAGAGAAGGAAGAATGACTACAAGAAATACAGAGAGAAGAACAAGGTGGTTGTCGAAAGGGAGCAGGGCAACTGTCAGACATGCGATGAGCCCCTTGGTATTCTCAAAGGTAGGGGCCGAGTGCGTAAGTTCTGTGCTGAGTGCTACAGGAAGCGCAGGAACAAGAGGTCCAGAGAGAGGATGGGGGGATTATACCAACCCGTTGTGAGGCAGTACCAATGTGGTACATGCAAACAGAGTTTCACACAGACTGGTAAGGGGAAACTCCGCAAGTACTGCGAGGGATGCTCATGAATAAGGAGGAGAAGAATATGATAAAATTAGAAGAATTGTTTGAAGAAGAAAACTTGTATTGGACTAAGAATCTTGAGGGATTTCTTAGTATGACGGATGCAATCATGCGTTTTTATGGTGATGATGAAAAGACATTCAAAGAGCACATTGCCGAGTTTATGTGGGCGGTTGTCCAGAAGAACTTGGATGAGGACACAAAGCCAAGACATGAGAATGAGGTTGAGCACTGTGGTACGTTTCCAAAGTGGAAAGGCGAGCCGGGTATTAGTCACTTGATTGCAGATGCTTACCCTAGAGGTGGGCCTCACGTTGATGCGTTCAAAGCCTATTCCTCACGCCAATCTTCCCAAGAATAGAATCAATATTCAATGCTTGGTTCATCAGTTCGCTTTCAAGGTCCGTGTTCACAGGCGCTTCAGATTGATATAATGGTTCGACATACTCATCGAAAGGAAGTTCGTCCACTCTACGTGCAAATGCCTCTCTCAACCTATCGGGGATTGTGTAGTCTATACCCAGTCTTCTTGGGGTTCCTCTTGCTGCGTAAGCCGCCCCATACTCAGGCGAACGTTCGCTTCTTGGATTATCAGGACCGTAGAAAGCCGGGTCGTGTATAACTGGGTAATCGTACCCAGCCACCGTCATGAAGTTGGGTTTCTTGAGGTCGGCTACGCCCAATGCCTCAAGCAAAGGGCCATACCTCGGATGGTCGTATGCTTGTTGCATGTTTTTGAAACTGTCACTTATGTTCCTCTTGTAGTTTCCAGTATCGGGAAAAGGGGTTCCCCTTATTTGTGTAGACAGCACAGGGATTCTTCCAGCGAACCGTGCTTGTGCTTCCATTGGTAGTTCCTCTGTCATTGGTATCAATGACTGTCCAGCAAACATCTTCGTCGGTTTTAATAATTCATTAAAGTACAACTCAGGCACCGTCGATAAACCACCTACCTTGACAACATCGGGATTACCTGCTTGCTCATACACGTATTGATTCGCACCACTGCCAAGAAAATCACCCTCAACAGGTTGGAACGCAGCCTTGAGGAATATCCATGCCTCCTCAAACGCTGCGCTCATGATAGCCGGAGCACTGCAAATCTCTTAGCAGTTTCTAAACAACGTCGGAAGGCCTTAATGCAAGATACCTGACCCCGTAAGTGATGCAATACGCTGAGTTCGCCATAGCATGGGAGAGCAGGAGGCTCGGTGACAAGAGAGCCTTGCACCGTCTCAAGTTCGAAATGGAGGATGCTCTCTCGGCATATGCCATACTGTTCCCAGACAGGGAGGACACAATCACAGAGACGATGGCCATACTGAAGGTAGCCACTGAGTTAGAGACCCCGGTGGAGATACTGAGGGAGTTACTGACAGGCTCAGTGTCACAGTTGCTTGCCTCTGAGAGCAGTGACATAGAGCAGTCGACACTAACGCTGGATGAAATCTTGCGTTTAAGAAAAGCGATATTGAAGGACTTCTCATTCATTCCCACATCCAAGCAACTGAGTGAGCCAGAGGCGAGACTGTTCTGGTCCACCATGATAAGAGACAGGTCAATAATAACAAAGAGTGGCTTCCTCACTTTGATAGGCTCACAGTTGGATATCAAGGCAGATGTGGTTAGGGGAAGCAGGGCTTACCTGTCTGATGAGGAAATCATAGAGTGCATGTTCAACAACATGACTCGTTTGTTCAAGCCCGGTGAGTGGTACCAGAGCCCGAGGGTGGCGTTGAGAAAGAGGCCTTTGTACCCTTGGAGCAAGCAGAGGGTAACTGGGCTGGATGAGTATAACGGTGCCCTCTATCAGGAGATACCCATGAGTGGTGTAACTGTGATGATGCAAGAGGACAGTGCCATCGTCGAGAGAACCAAGACAGGGACAGTGGTGGATGTGATTTACCCAGAGCAACCCGAACTTGAGTTGCAGGACAGACTGGCTAGGTACCACGACTCCACTGATGATGCGGAGATAGCATGGCCGACACCCATACCATCTTGGCACGCGCTGATGAGAGTCAACGACGAGCACAGCGTCAGGTTCCCCAATGTAAAGGCGTACAACCCAGTAGACGAGGGCGGGTATGTCCTCATCAGAAACCACCACATACACAATCTGAGGTTAGCAGCCTACAAGCAGGAGAAGGATGGGTCCATGACGCTGAGGCTACAGACGTTAGATGGGTTCGATGATTACATCGACTCATGTGTTTGCCCAGTGTACGAGCCGAATGAGCAATCCAGTATCATGTTCCACTTGGACAGACTCATGCCGAATAGAACCAAGGGGGAGAGTGAGTGGAGCGAGGTCCCAATCGAGCAGTGCGTGGTGGTGTCTGTGTCCTCTCCCTTCGTCGATAGGGACACTAACATGCTAAGCACGCCCTCTTACGTTGGTTTGAGGGACGGCATGGGGATAGAGCATGTCGTGCAGTATGTCGACCTAGTTGGTGGTGCAAGTGGATAAGGATGCAGTAGGACTGGGGATTGCCCTGACTGAGGTCAGGTTCAGTTCGTGGTTCGAGAACAGGGGAGACAGCACATCCAGTGTGAGGTTGCAGAGAAGGATAAGATGGCGGTCCCTGTTCAGGTCAGGCACGGATGAGCAGAGGCAGTGCGTCGAGGCTTTCCTCAACAACTACGGCCTTAAGTTGAAGAGGTCCTACCACAGGGTGGAAGAGGTCAAGCAGTTCGTGTTGCTCTTTGAGAAGATAGAGGAGGTCCATGATGTGACCCTGTCTGACCGCAAGGGTCTCAGAGTGATGAGGTGGCTGTTCGACAATCCACCACCAAGCAACTTCGAGAAGTTCGTAGAGTGGGCTCCGGGGTATGATGAGATGTATGAAAAGGTCGAAAACTCAATTTAGTATTTAAACGAATAGTACCTTCGGCCTCATGGAATTAGTAGAACGGGCGATTCCCCGAACCTTAGAAGACCTAGTGGGATTGGATAGATTAGTGAAGGATGTCGAGTCTTGGGAACAAGACGGCTCATATCCTCAAGCACTGCTCTTTCATGGTCCTCCGGGCATTGGAAAAACGAGTGCCGCAACAGTGGTAGCCAGCACCATGCTTGGCCAGCATTACAATGCGATGAACTTCATAGAGACGAATGCAAGCGATGACAGAGGTATAGACTTCATCAGAAACGAACTCAAGTTCGCAATGAGGGCGAAGTCAATCGGGGTCGACAGGAAAGTCGTATTACTGGATGAGGCAGATGGTCTGACTCCCAGTGCGCAAGATGCCATGAGACAAATCATAGAGAAGTACAGTGGCAATGCAATGCTGATTCTGACTTGTAACGACTTGGAGAAGATTAGGCCTGCAATCAAATCAAGATGCAAGGTCTACGCCTTCAAGCCAGTCTCACCGGACGCTGGGGCTGAGAGGCTCGCATCCATACTAGATAGGGAGTGGCATGCTCGTTGGTTCGAATTGTCCTCCATGCTATCAAGACTAGTCGAACTGATGAACGGAGACATGAGGGCGTGTGTGATGTTCCTCGATGGTATGAACCTACACGACTTGCAGGACAGGCTAGACCTTCTTGACTCAATGACATCGCAGGACAACGCTGAACTCGCTTTAACGAACGAGTGGCATGAACTGCGCCATAACCTTCATGCGCTTCTTGACGCTGGGACACCCCTACCGCACATCTTGAGCGGGTTCTACAGAAACATACGCAGACACTTCAAAGACAGTGATGATGCAGTCCTGTGGACCGTGATGGCTGTGTATGGTGACGTGCTTACCCACAAGCACACATGGAGCGGAGATGACTATTCCTACCTAGATTATATGGTGGCAAAAATGAAAACGGAAAGTGACAAGAATGAGTGAAGTAAAAGCGAACGACATAGAAGAACTAGCGTCCACTGTTCAACGTGGACTCGTAGGAATTGAGGCACAGATTGCCGTCCTCAATGACACGATGAAAGAATTTACGGCAGTAATAAGAAAAATATTGGAAGAGGAAGGAATATGACTGAAGAGAATAATCCATTTAAGAAAGAGAGAAAGACAGACGAATGGCCTGCTGAGGTTGTTGAGAGACTCAGCATGCAGGCTGAGAGAACGGGTGAGTCACTAGAGAGAGTGCAAGAGGCCTTCATCAAGCATCTGATGAACGAGCACTCCTGTGACGACTGGGCTGCTGAGAGTGAGGACCTGCTCATTGACTGGGCAGAGTCGTTCATCATCATGGACAGGAGAAGCAGTGTCAGCGGTGGCGGTGCAGATACGACGACGTTCGTTGGAACGTTCGTTGGCGTTGACCCAAGGTCCACTGATAGGAGAGCCAACATAGCACGTTACAGGGCACAGATGTGGACTGAGAACAGCAATGAGGCACTGAGTAGCGGACAAGTTGGTCATTACATGAAGGAGGGTGACACTTGGGTTATCAACACAGTCAATGGTGTTGTGGAGACCAATGAGTCAGTTGAGAACATTCCATCGATGGGATTCAAGGCTGGCAACGATTACATCTGTCTCCTAAGCAAAGCAGGCAGGCCATACCCGCATACAAGCGTTGGGAGGCACTACTACTTCTTGGGCAACGAGATAAATGAGTTTACGAATGATATATTGCTGTGGCGAGTGGACTGCACTGATGACAACAAGGACCATGAGGTCCGTATCGGCGTGCCGTGTAAGATACAGGTCAGGATGCCCACAACGACCGATGAGAGGTTCAAGGACATACTCAATACCAACATGAACTTCTGGAACAACGTAGAGTACACGAATGACTTTGTTGACGATGACGTCAAGAAGTTCCTAAATCCATTCACGTTTTGGACTAGGGAGGACTTTGTAGGGGACATGTTCGTAGAGTTGGATGCCTTGCCAGAGGCATATCAGGCAAACGTTA